AGTGAACCCCTAGCTGGAGACAAACGTTAAGAGAAGGCTCGATGGCTATTGTGCGCAGAGTCCTCGCGTCCTTCGGGACGAAAGTAATTCTGTTGCCTGTTGCTGTGACATACGGAACGGTATACGATCTCGACCCCCAATCAATCTCCGCGTGAAGCAGAGACCAATGGGGCGAACCGCTGACTAGCTTTTGGGCATAAGGAAGCGCCCTGGGCGTCGCACAGAGATCCGTGTCTCCCAATTTATAGGGGAGTGACACACGAAACCGATTACGTGTCCCGATGCTTACGCCACTACCGGGTCTACTTTGGGCAATGATCCGCCCTAGTTTAACCTCGTCGAGACGACCGAGGACCCGGCGTACCCACTCGCGCGCCCGCGTTAAAACAATGCGGACTTCATCAGGCATCCGGTTAGGATGTGACTGATAGAATGCGAGTTTCCTATTCACGCGCCTACAGCGGGCTTCGGCCGAAATAAAATCGGCTAAGGCTTTACGCTTACGGCTTTGTGAGTCCCCCGCAAAGGGAACTTTCGTCAAGAGAGCAATGAATTGCTTCCTGGCGAAATAGGAGAGGGCCGTCCCGAACTCGGGACGTGCGAAATCATCACACAAGCGCTTTGCTCGCCCGTAATCGAACGCCGTGATGGCGTCCAGAATATCACAGGCCTTAATGAGCTCATGCTCGTGGAGATTCGCTGCGGCGAACAGCCGCGCCACCATTACTGGTGACGCGTCCAACCGAGGATTACAACGTTCCTTTCTATTCCTCATAACAACTCCGTTTATGGGGTTGGTTGGACTTGGTCTATGCTGAAGCCGTCAGGCTTCAGGCGACCGGCAGGGTGCCCTTCTTGCACGCGTCAACAAACGCGGACGTGAAGACCAGAGCCTGCAGGTACTTGATGGCATCATCGACAAGCGACTCCGGCTGGCTGAGAGGCCAGCGGAACCCAACATCGATGATCACAGTACCAGGCTGAACGTTGCAGCAGCCCTCCGATTCCACGCGGTTGGCCAGCGCCACCTTCAGGCCAGAGCGGGCAGTGCCCGGTTCCGACTTGGAGGTGACGGCAGGCGTCACGAGGAAATCCACAACTTGCGGCGTGAGCCGCTCGTGGGATGGAGTGGTGTAACTCGCCTTACCGCCGGCATACAAGCCAGCGGGGGTGAGCACAACAGTACTACCGCCAGTCATGGTGCCTCCATAGTTCAGGAGGTTCATAGGCTGATGTTTCCTTTTCAGTAAATCGATCTGAGAACCTCTCCACGACGCTGATAAATCAACGCCGCGAGGTCCAACAGTCTTACTGGTGTAATCCGAGGATTCCAACTCGGAAGACTGACACCGTGCGGGAAGCGGGTATACTGGTCCGTAGTTATACGGGTTGTTCTACCGTTATCCGACCCGGATTCCGTACCGCTCCAGAGCACATCAGTCACTTGCTCCAGAACGTAGCTGTCTCTCACACTGGCCATCGACCCAAGAAGTTCCGCCCCGGAAAAAGGCGAAACTGCTTGGATGAACGAATTGACATCGATGAACCAGTCCACGATAAAGCTGAAAGGCACAAGCTCCCACCCCGTGAGGAGTGGGTCCGCCCCAAATTTTGCAAACTCTGGAGAACGAACAGAAGCATAAGCCTTTCCGCGGTATATACGACTTCCCGTAAGGGTGCAAACAGTCGTAACAGTGGTTGGCCCCGAGGTAGTAGTTACATTCTCGGAGTCGTTCAGCTCAGTCGTCACCGAACCCTTTCCCGAAACGAGGTCGCCCTTTTCAAGATTACTCTCGAATGCATGAACAGCACTCTCGAGATCACGGATAAGGGGCATCCACCCGTAACGGTACTCTAGCCACTTCGAAGTGAAGGTCTGGAAAATCTCCTTCCTAGAGGACTTGCGTCCTTTATGAAAACGCCTAGCAAACAAAGCAGCACGCTGGGCGAAAGACATAACACCTTCGAAGTTACCGCGAAGCATCCGATGCACTTGGCGAAGCTCTCCGATGAAGGTGAGAGCATCCCATACTGCCTCTTTGGCTTCCGCGATAGCAGAGTTGACTACCTGATCGACAATATCACCGTCGACAGGGGGTACGGAGACGCTCCATGGAAGAAGACTCCACGTCGGACCGTGCGCCCAACTTCTGTAACACCCACCAACTTTGTTGGAGAAGTGTTCACCGTTGCTAGGTATACGTTCCTCGGTAGTAGTAGTGATCTCCACGGGGTTGAGCGGCAAGAATTGGCCGCAACGAAGTATCCGATGGAAACCCGGAGTCAGGACATCCTTAATCGTTTTCACGGTTTGGGTGCCTGAATAAGTGAGAACAGTAACATCAACAAACCACGCGTTGGTGCAACTGGTCCGCTTCTCACCTATCCTCGTGTTTGTTGTCGAGGTAAGAGAGCCGGTAGTAGTTGTTCGGATCCTCATTTCGCACCTCCCAAAAGAAGGAGATGATCCCGCGCCCGACAAACTAAAGGGGCGAAGAACTCTGAAGTGACTTTCGTCACCCAGACTAGGCAGGTACCACCTGCTGTTGCACCCTCTGCAGGGTCAGCAACAAACGTATCCGTTCTGCCACGAGCATTATCGATCATGAACGAAGCTCCTATGATAACCCGGGGCCTTCCAACAAGCTGCATAGGGTGCATCAGCCACGACAGGGACCGAGTAAACCCGGTTCAAGATCGTAGACGTGAGGAACCCGCAGCCGAAGAGAAGGACACCCGTGATAACAAGGGAGTAGACGAACATGATCGTAGAGGCTCTGTGGCAGGACG